GTCATGGCAATGGCAGAAGGTGTCAAGGCTGCTGCTCAAATGATGGCAACAGGTGCAACATTTGCAGAAACCGCAGCACAGCAAGGTCTTAACGCTGCATTGATGGCTTGCCCTTTAACTTGGATTATCATGCTGATTCTTGCGTTGATTGTGGTTATTTTTGCCGTATGTAATGCGATTGCAAAGATGACAGGTATTGCAAATTCAGGCTTCGGTGTGATTACTGGCGGTGTGAACGTGGTGATTCAGTTCTTCAAGAACTTGGGTCTAACCGTGGCAAACATTGCCTTGGGTATTGGAAACGCCATTGCAGCACTTGCATCCAATATGATGACGGCATTTCACAATGCAATCTGTTCTGTTCAGTCATGGTTTTACAACCTGTTAAGCACGGCACTTTCAGTCATTGAAGGTATTTGTTCAGCACTGAATAAGTTACCGTTTGTTGAATTTGACTATTCAGGCATTTCATCCGCAGCGGATGACTATGCAGCCAAGGCAAGTGAAGCAGCCGGAAACAAAGAAGATTACCAGTCAATCAGTGATGCGTTCAATGAAGGTTTTACAACCTTTGATGCATTTCAGGACGGTTGGGCATCAGATGCGTTCAATGCGGGTGCAGCATGGGGTGACGGTATTGCTGATAAGGTTTCAAACTTTAGTCTGTCGGATGTATTTGGTCAGACAGATATTCCTAATGTGGGTGATTACACATCAGGGTTCAATGATGCAATAGCAAATTCAGGCGTGGGTGACAGCATTGGAAACATTGACGATAACACAGGCAAAATCAAGGATTCTTTGGATGTTACAGAAGAAGATTTGAAGTATTTGCGTGACATTGCGGAACAAGAAGCAATTAACAGATTCACAACCGCTGAAATCAATGTTGATATGTCAAATATGCAGAACACCGTGAACAGCGGTGATGACATTGATGGTTTTATGACCAAACTGACAGATTCAGTCAATGAAGCGGTAGACAATATGACGGAAGGGGTGCATGAATAAATGGCAAGAAGCGGATATGATATGTATTTTGACAAATGCCTTTTTCCTGTCACCCCTGAAAAAATCAGTATCAAAATCAATGGTAATAACAAAACGGTCAACCTGATAAATGAAGGTGAAATCAATATCCTGAAAAAAGCCGGGTTGACCGACATTGAATTTGAAGCAGAAATCCCGCAAGTAAAACATCCTTATGCGGTGTATAAGAATGGTTTCAAAGAAGCGGGATATTTCTTTGATATTTTTGAAGGGTTGAAAACAGGCAAAAAGACATTCCAGTTCATTGTATGCAGAAAGACCCCGGTGGGGAAAAAACTGCTGAACACGAACATGAAGGTATCTTTGGAAGATTACAAAATTTCAGAGGATGCCAAGAACGGGTTTGACTTCAAAGTCAAGTTCAATCTGAAACAGTACCGGGACTATGGAACAAAGACAGTCAACATCAAAATTGCTGCATCCAAGCCAAAGGCAAGTGCAGAGCCTAAGCGAGAAACCAACAATTCACCCGCCCCGGCAGCAGCACAGACCTATACGGTTGTGCGTGGTGATTGTTTGTGGAACATTGCAAAACGGTTTTACGGCAGCGGTGCAAAATACACCGTGATCTACAACGCAAACAGGGGTGTCATTGGTGGCAACCCTAACTTAATTTATCCGGGACAGGTTTTGACCATTCCGGCAGCATAAGAAAGGGGTGTTGTTCAATGTACGTTGAACTACTGGTTGGGAATGAATCAGGAACAAAAGTATATCAGCCTGTTGTTCAGGAAGGTATTGAATGGTCAACAGAAAGAAAAAACACCCCCGGCAAACTGGTTTTCAAAGTCCTGTATGACAACATTCTTGATTTTTCAGAAGGTAGTCCAGTCAGGATGAAGGTGGACGGTGACAATGTATTCTTTGGTTTTGTGTTTAAGCAGCAGAGAACCAAGGACAAAATCATTACTGTCACCGCCTACGATCAGTTGAGGTACTTAAAAAATAAAGATACCAAGGTCTATGAAGGAAAGACGGCAAACCAATTTGTGAAAATGATTGCAGATGATTATGCCCTGAACCTTGGCACACTGGATGATACCGGGTATGTCATTGAATCAAGGGTTGAAGAAAATACTTCACTGTTTGAAATGATAGCAAATGCCCTTGACCTGACACTGACCAATACCGGGGAAATGTATGTGTTATATGATGACTTTGGGAAACTTACCCTGAAAAGCCTGTCATCTATGTATGTGGGTGTTCCGGGGGCGTACCTGATGATTGATGAAGAAACCGGGCAAAACTTTGACTATACTTCATCTATTGATGAAAACACATATAACAAAATCAAACTGACCTATGATAACAAGGACACAGGAAAGCGTGATGTTTACATCACACAGGATTCTTCCAACATTAACAAGTGGGGTATCTTACAATATTTTGACACCTTGCAGAAAGGTGAAAACGGTCAAGCAAAAGCAGATGCCCTTTTGAAACTGTATAACAAAAAGACCCGTAACCTGAAAATTACCAACGCTTTAGGTGACAACAGAGTGCGGGCGGGTTCAATGGTTGTCATCAACCTTGATCTTGGTGATATAAAACTGAAAAACTGGATGCTTGTTGAAAAATGCAAGCATACCTACAAGGAAGGTGAACATTGGATGGATTTGACACTTAGAGGGGGTGAATTTGTTGCCTGATGCAAATGAACTTGTTGATACCCTGAAAAGGGCAGCCGTTGAAGCGGTTGAAGCGGGGAAACCCGTAAATGTATATTTTGGTGAGGTCGTGAGTGCTTCACCTTTGAAAATCAATGTTGAACAGAAGATGATACTTGGTGAAAAACAGTTGATTCTTTCAAGAAATGTGACGGATTTTAGCACAATGGTAACAGTTGACTGGACTTCTGAAAGCAGTCTTTCCACCCACAACCACACTGTAAAAGGTGACAATGGCAGCGGTGGCAACATTGACTTGAACACAGGGTCAAAGAACCTTGCACATACTCACAAAATTACAGGAAAAAAGAAGATCATCATTCACAATGGCTTGGCGGTTGGTGATGAAGTTATCCTGATAAGACAGCAAGAAGGTCAACGCTTCATTGTTGTGGATAGGATAGGCAAATGATTCCTTCAACAGTTGGTTTTCTTGACCAAGATTTTGAAATAGAAACACAGCCAAGCCTAACTTATAAAATGGATTTAGACGGTGATTCAGTCAGGGGTCTTGTGGATGAACAGGATGCCATGAAGCAGATGATTTTCAGAACACTGCAAACAGAAAGGTATCAGTACATCATATATCCGTGGTATTACGGCATTGAAACACTTGACCTGTATGGTGAACCTGTCACTTGGGTTTGCCCTGAATTAGAACGCAGAATCAGTGAAGCGTTAGCCGTTGATGAAAGAATCACGGGCGTGACCGACTTTGAATTTGACCTGACGGTCAAAGGTGTGGTTCATGCCTATTTTACCGTAAAAACAATTTACGGTGATATTAAAGCAGAGAAGGGGGTGAAGATTTAGAATGTATGAAGATCAGACTTATGACATTATCCTTGAAAGGATGATGAACCGGGTATCTGACAAAATTGACAAAAGACCGTCATCCCCTGTTTACGATCTGCATAGTTCAACAGCCATTGAATTTCAGATTTTATACATTGAGTTGGAATATCTGATAAAAAATTCATACGGTGATACTGCTGCAAGGGAATTTCTGATCTTGCTTGCAAAGGACAGGGGACTTTCACCTGAACCCGCAACCAAGGCAATCTTACAGGGTGAGTTCACACCAACAAACATTGATGTTACTGGAAAGCGTTTCAACATCGGTGAAATAAACTATGTTGTGACTGAACAGATCACACAGGGAACATACAAGGTTCAGTGTGAAACAGAAGGTGTTGTTGGCAATCAGTACCTTGGGGATATGATACCAATGGAATATATTGACGGATTGCAGACGGCAAGCCTGACAAGCGTACTTATTCCCGGTGAAGATGAAGAAGATACAGAAGTTTTCAGACAGCGTTACTTTGACAGCTTCAATGAACAGTCCTTTGGTGGCAACCACGCTGATTATATGGCAAAGGTCAAAAGTATTGAAGGTGTTGGGTCATGTAAGGTCAAGCGTGTTTGGAATGGTGACATTAGACCCGCTGACATGATCGTCAGTACAGTGGTCAAGAACTGGTATGAATCAATCATTTCAACAGTTCCGGCAGCAGTCAAACCGTGGCTTGATGCCGTATATAATGCAGCCAAGGACAAGAAACTGACGGTTGGTGGTACTGTTCATGTAGTCATCACTGATTCTGATGATTATGGTGAAGCAAGTTCAACACTTGTTCAATATGTTCAGCAGACACTTGACCCGGAAGAAACTGCCGGGGAAGGTTACGGACTTGCACCAATCGGTCATGTGGTCAGTGTAGCAAGTGCATCACCTGTCAGTATTGAGGTCAAGACCACGGTAACCTTTGAAGAAGGTCACAACTGGTCAAATACCAAGGCAGCCATTGCAGAAGCAGTTGATGCGTACTTCTTGGAATTAAGAAAGAACTGGTCAGAAACATCACAAACCATTGTCAGGGTATCGCAGATTGAAAACCGCATCCTTGGTGTTGATGGCGTGGTGGATGTGACCGGGACAAAGCTGAACGGCACGGCAA